GATAGAGAGAGTTAGACAACAGAGACATAGCGTTGTATAAACGTAGGAAGGGGACACCACAAACTTTAGTCATAATACCAGGAGAATTATTTCAAAAAATAATAGGAGATGAGTAATGCCAGCAGCAGTAATACCACTGGATTATGTAGCTGAAGTGCTACAAGAATCCGGGGAACGATTTTATATTTCAGAATATATCTGGAAAAATAGTGGGGGTAATTGCACCTATCGCAAGGGTGAAGAAACCTATGAAGAGGATGCAAAGAAATTTGTTAATGAAAAATTCAGTAAGTATAACTGGTGGCACAATAAACACTCAGACTTCTGGACATTTGTTGATGGGGCTAACGAAGAAACCTTTGAGTTTGAATGGAATAAAATAATTATTGATGTAAAAATAAACCACTTTGGATTTTGTATTCAAAGAAATGGTGGAACTCATCACCATGCATGGGAGCTGCAAACCAAAGGAAATAAATTATCATTTGTTAAGATGGAGAATGGAGTCTATACCACTGAAGAAGTAACTCCATTACCTATTACTAAAACTGGCTTTAGATCTGTTCACGTACTAAAGCGTGATCCATTTGATTACATCAAAGCAAATGAACTCAAGGAATATTTACTTGAAGAACTTGGTGATCCACCAGAACAGGGAGATTTATTCTCATGAAAAAAAGAAATCCAATAGCTAAGAATCTTAGGACTAAACCAGAATACAAACCTAAGATAATACCTAACAAGAAAAAAATAAAAGACAGAAAGAAAGTGAGGGTCAATGTCATTCATATTGATGGCTGAAGTTATGCGTCAAGACATAGAAGATCCACTAGCTAAGTGGTTACTACTATGTCTCGCTGACTATTCCAATGAAGAAACAAAGCTCTGCTTCCCAAGCATATCTACCATTATGAAGAGAAGCGGAATGAAAAAAACTACAGTACATTCCAGATTAAACTGGCTAGAAAAACATGGGTATATCAATAGAACATCAGGAAATTCTATGGCATCTAATATATATACTGTACTTCCAAACCTAGTTCGCCAGACGAACCACGTAGTTCGCAATACGAACACTAACCTACCAAGTAACCTACCTAAGTATAATAGAAAGGCTCGGAGAAAGAGTTTAACTGAGGACTGGAAACCAGAAGAAGAACTAATTACTAAATTGAAAGAAAGATTTGAGGGACTAGACCATGACATTGAAACCGATAAGTTTATCAACCATCACCTCGCAAAAGGCAATGTCTTTGCAGACGCAGGGAGGGCATACACCAACTGGTGTCGGAACGCCTTTAACTTCAGAGCAAAAACAATTAGCTTTGAAGAGTTTAAAAGAAACAAGGTATCCAGCAGAAACGGACATAGCTCTTCGGTCTATGCTAGACTTAGTGACCAGTTCAAAGACGAGGATTGATTGGGGAGATGATAAACGAGGATCGAAGCTAGAAATATCCCTTTCCTCTGAGAGCGTCTATAACAGGGCAAGGACAGCCGTATTAGAAAAGCTAGTACCTTTACCTAAAAAAGAACTATACGCTCGTCTGACACACCTTACAACGCTTCTGAAGATGCCCTTTGGTTTTAGCTCACCAGAAGACATGGAAGTAAAGATCAAAGCAATAGCTCAAAAGCTTGAACTTATTCCAGCTGACATTGCTATCTATGCTATAGATACACTGGCTGATAGATGCAAGGAGTGGCCTTCATGGTCAGAGTTTGCATCAATAGTATTAGCAAAGAAAAGAAACAGGGAAAATATACTACATCTTTTAGATAGAAAATGGGGAGAAAGAAATGATTGAAACAACAGGCTCATTCATCACAGGGTCAGTCAAAGTTTACAGCACTTTAATTATGCTAAGCTTTCCAACTGCCGAAGAGTGTACTGAATTTCATAACAAAAGATATGGAGAAGACACTAAGTGTTTTGCATCATACCAAGATACATATGATACACCACCGATACCACCAAACAGGCCATACAATTTAGGATGGGGAACAGTTAGATGACACGCAAGTATACTTTTAAAACACACACTAAAGAATTTAGTACCAAAACTGTAGATACTTATAAAAAGAAAAAAGTAAAACCACCTATTACTTTACCTCCAATCCCAGAAAAATATTTAGATCGGGAACACTTAGGAGAAGCAAAGACATTAACAGACTTTATTATCCCAGATAGTATTGCTGAACAGTGGATGGAAGAACAACCAGAGATTAAAGATATACCCTGGTATAAGTGGCTGCATAAAAAAAAGGTAGGCAACTAAAATAGGAGATCAAAAATTGCCTACCTTCGAGGTTCATGAAAAGTAATTTAATTATATTGTTCTTTACTTAATGAGTCAAATTATATATTATAAAAAGAGAGAGAGGGAATCATGAGAATGAAAAGAACTGGCTTTATCGGAGGCTCCGATGCTGTGCAAATTGTGCATGGCGATTGGGTTAACCTATGGGAGATCAAAACTGGTAAGAAAAAACCAGATGATCTATCAAATAATTTTGCAGTACAATCCGGTATATGGAATGAACCATTTATTCTTCAAACATTTGAGCGTCAATATAAAGTAGACCTTTGCTACTATCAGAAAGAATACAAAACAAATTGGCTTGGCGTTCCACTCAAAGGAACTATTGATGCAGGGGTAGCAAACCAAATGTCAATAGTCGAGGCCAAAGAAACATACCAGTATAACACAATGGAAAAACAACTGGACAGATACATGCCCCAAATCCAATTCTATCTTTGGATATCAGGTATGACTAGTTGTTATTTCGCTAACAAGTTTGGCAATGCAAGATTTGAATGTGCTCACATAAGAAAGGATGAAAAATATATTGAGTATTTAAAATCAGAGATCGTTAGGTTCTGGTCTTATGTAACAACAGAGACTTGCCCAGAACTTGGGTATGAAGATCATTGTGATTTACCTGAGCCTGACACAGATAAAATTCTTATTAATAATAAAATAAAAAGAGATGGCAGCAAAGACAATTACTTCACATCATTAGCTCATTCATATATCGATTCAATGCCAATGGGAATTAAGCATGAAGAAATTAAAAAGGAATTAAAAACTTTAATCGCAGAAGAAGAAAGGGAATTGTATTGCGATACACTATCACTGCGTAAGGACAAACGTGGTGCAATCAGAATCATTGTAACAAAGGGAGATGAACAATGAATAATTTAGAAAATATTAAAAAGTTAATTGCGTATCTGGAAGAATGCCCAGGTGAAATAGGATATCAAGTTATGTCTGTTGCAGGAGGATTTGCTACAGTAAAATTTGATCTATCAGATATTGAAAAAAAGGGAGAAAAATAATGAACGAATCAAAAGATGACATCAATACCGCTATAGAAAAAGCAAGGAATAATTTCACACCACTAAAGCAAACAGGCAAAGCACAGTATGGAAACTATCATACCATGCAAGATATCATGACTGCCGTAGGTGATGCACTAACAGCACAAGGTGTGTTCATGTCATTTGAAACTAAAGTAGACACTAGCGGAGCAATGCCATTAGATATCTTTGTAGCAAAACTTATTCATGTCGAATCAAATACAAAAAGACATAGTGAAATAATATTAAAAGATATGAACAAAGGGCCACAAGGAACAGGTGGTTCAATTACCTACATGAGAAGATATACATTGCAACTCATGTTAAATTTATCTCCAGATGCTAACACTGAAGACGATGGAGATTGGACATCAACAGGAAAAAGAAGGAGCATTTAATGTCAGAAGAATATGATAACACTAACAGTGGAGCAGTCTTTAAACCTTTCCCAGAAGAGAAGTATGTTCTTCAAGGGAAGCTAAACATCAATGGCCTAGATCATAGTGTTGCTGTTGTTAAAGGAAAAACAAAAAAAGGTAAAGTTATAATGAAAGTGTATACTGAACTCGTAGCTTTATTTGAAAACGATTCTGATAATGCGAATGCCCCAGACTTTACTGGGAATTGTCATCCTCATTTCTGGCAGACACAAGAGGACAAGCTTAGACTTGCAGCTTGGGTTAAGGAAAAGAATGGGAATAAATATCTAAGCTTGCAAGTATCAGAAGGAAAAGTTGATCCTAATAATAACAACCAAGAAAAATCTAATTCAAGCAAAGAGACTATGGACAATAAGAATAATATAATGGATGCTCTTGAAGATGTCATCCCATTCTAATTGTCCTTGGTTCTCCCTCACATCTCCCAAGGACTGAGGTGGGGTAGTGGTTGTCCCCTGTCTCCCCACTACCCCACGCTCTAACAGTTAGGGGTATGCTATAATTTTAACAGGGTTCGTTTCCTTTCTTGGCATACCCTACCACCCCTTGTTCTCACTCTCCCAACAAGTAAGAGAACAAGGGGGGGGTACAAAGCGAAACAAATAAAAAACAAAGAGGCAACCAATATGAATCGAGTGCAATTTTTAAATAAAGTTTCAGATACATTATCTAAAAGAGAAACAATGTATGGAAGGCCAACAAGAAACTTTAAAGATATAGCTAAAGCATGGTCTGCCTATAAAGGGGTAGAGTTTGATGTAGCCGATGTATGCTATATGATGATGCTATTAAAAATAGCCAGAGCAAAAGAAGATCCAACAAATGCTGCC